TTTAATTCCTGAGCAGATTCGTCTTCTCTGTCTAGAAGATCCTGTATTACCTGTGTGGCTTCAATAAGCTGCACTGGATCACCAGATGTCTTGTAGAAGTAATACAAGAGCTGCTCTGACTTTATGTGAGGAAATGGAGTCTTTCTCATTTTAAACATTCTATCGTAAACAGCAAAAATATTATTAGCCGCGTCAGGAAAGGATACTGTCAAGTCCTCGATAGCTGTTGGTGAAGTCGGGAAGAAGGGAAACACAAAATCTGCCCCAAGCGTATCTGGTACGGCCTGTGCTAGATATGAGTTAATAAAAGCTGGGGGGTAATATATAGCCATTAGATGTCTACCTGTGCCTTTGTTATCCAGGAGTACCCTGCAGACAGGCCTATAGATTTTCCGCCTGCCATACCGCTTCTAATGTTATTATGAAAGGCCTTTGGCCTGGATAAGTATGCCCTTAACCCCGTGGCGTCAAGGAACGCCTGAGAAAAGTACTGGTCCATAAATATGTTAAAGACTCTTTCAAAGGATCCTTGGGCATCTACCCCTCCAGGATTGGCTACGTCAATCGGCCCCCTAGTAAACACTGTCTCACCGTCTTGCTCAAAAGCAAGTACCGTAGATCTTTTTGGAGCAATCCTGACAGGGATTCCGTACTCCATGATTCTTGCCTTATCGTAAAATGGTACATTAGAGCCGTTCTGGATAGCCTCTGATTGCCTGAATGTTGAAGAGACTGAAACCCCAGCACCAGTAACAACGTAGTCTATGTCGTACAGCCTTGCCGATGGGTTTCCGGAATTGTACCACTCGTATACGTGCTGCAGTGCCTCTGGGTCCACCCTAGCATTTGAGTCTATAAACTGCTTAGCCATCTCTACGGCTGACTTACCTATCTCCCTTTTGAATACTCTTTTGCCCCTCTGGGCACCGTCCAGAAAGCCAATGGAGTACTGGACCAAATTGTTCATGTCTTTATTAAAGGATGACATCCCAAACACAGCCCTCATTAGATATTTCCTGCCTGGTTTTCGGACCTTCGTATTACTACCTTATAATATTCGATGCTTCCGAAAGGCCCTACAAAAGGCTCTACAGATGCAAGCTCAAAGATAGTAGACCTGCCTGAGCGAACCCCAGCAGTTTCGTTATAAAGATAATTCTTTTGCTTGTCTTTAATGTTAGTTAAGATTACGTTAGTTATAGAGTTCTTTTCCTGCCTTGCGGAAAGCCTAGGGTCGGCTTTTAACCGACCTACCAAGACGAACTCTTGGGTGATGTTTATGTTTGGCTTAACGTCTTCTGAAAATGCAGAACCTGCGGAGGAGAAGTTGCAAGCAATGGTTCTGTCTAGCAGCCATTCCTTCTTTATGTTTCCGTAACTTCCTTGCTCTACGATTGGGTGCAGGATGTCTACCTGCATCGGAAAGGTAAAGTCGATTACGTCACATGCAGCCACTACAGGACTCCTAGCCTAGTAATCGTGTCAACGTGTCGGCTCAGGATCTTGTCAACTATTAGGTTTCCTGTTCCACCAAAGAGTTGCTTGTCAAACTGAATCTTAAACTGGTCCGTGTTATAAGCAGATACATACCTCTGAAAATACTCAAGCTTTCCACATTTGAGGTCTTCAACTAGAAGCTTTGTGGCATACTCGATGTCTGGAGAAATGGCCTTGGGGCCTACATCCAAAACAAAGTTATAGTCCCATCCTTTAGGAAAGTCTCCGAAGTTTCTTGCGTCATACACCAGGTCTCCTCGACCAATAGGTACTGTAACCTGCCTGCCTTCTAACCTGTTGACTACGCCAGCAAGCTCTCTTACAATCGCTGAGTTATCTCGTGAGACCTTGTACAAGACATCCCACCCCCTAAGAGCTAAGGCAAAGTTTTCATCTGCAACTGGGGAGTAGTCTGCGATCTTTGCTCTGACCCTAAAAGAATGCTCATCAATTATTTCTGATACTATAAAAGATCCGTTAAGTGATTCGTACTCTTCTTGGACACCAGAGATTACAATCCTATTTCCTATTTCATACTTGTTTGCCTCAACTGTTGTTAGGCCTACATCTTTTGTTACTGGCTGCTCTACATCATGGAATCCTGAGATTCTTAGCTTGACGTCTTCTCCATCAAAAACTAATTTGCTGTTCTCATAAACACGTAGTACTTTGTTTACATCGTACCATAATGGCATATAATCTGAGCCCTGCCCAGCAGCTTGCACGTTTACTTTTTTATTGTAAAAGCCTTTGGCTACTACGCTATCAATAATTGCCCTGGAGACTATCTCCAAGGTCTTGTACTCCAAGATTTCTGAAGCTGTTGTACCTAATGTTTTGGGGTCTACGTAGGGCCTATAGATGTCTAGGTTGTCTTCTACTACCGTTTGCCCTGTTGAGTCTAATACCTTGAACAAGAACTTCCTGTCAAATTGTACCATTGACTTTGGAAGAGAGTAGGTTATCTTAGATGTAGCGTTTGAGACTACGTCAGCATTTTGAAATGAGTGATCCACCAAATCTTCTACATAAATTACATAAGAAGTATTTGCTTCTGGTACGTCCCAAGTAGTTACTATTGGATATGGTGGAACCCTCAATATCTCCATGCTAGTTGCCGAATTCCTCTTTTATTTCTTCTGGGGTTGCCAGACGAACAGCTCCAAGAGTTACCCACTGAATGGAATCTTTCTTGGATACTATGTTGTAACCTCTATAAACCTTGCCAAGACCGCTCCAGCTTAGGTTTCTTTCGGAAAACACTGCAACCTTTTCCTCACTGACAACAGCTTTTTTCTTAGCTGGTGCCTTGGTGGATGGCTTCTTGGATGATGAGCCGATAGCTCCATCTTTTACTGGCGCTAGGGCTGGCTCTGAAGGTACTGGATCTGGGGATGTTATTACGTTTACCCCCTCAGTCTTTGCAACCTCTTCTTCGACAACATCAGCACCAACTACGTCTGAAGAGTCATCCTCAAAGGCTTCCTGTGTTTGTCCTTCTGGTCTTTCAAACTTAGTTTCGTCTTGAACTAGTCCGTCTCCATCACCATCTCTAGCTTCTGGTTTAAATACATTTTCTGTCATATTGATATTCCTCCTGTGATAATTATATCAGATTAAACTTAAAAAGGGGCAGAGGCGAGATGCCCCTGCCCCCTCTTAAAAAGGATACTGTTACAGATTAAGCATCTGATTCAGCGTCAGCGAACGCAATAGCGTCCTCTTCTTCCCACTGAATACCAAAACGTACGAATACGGTATATTCAATGGTGTCCTTCTTGGCCTTGTACTCTCGGTTAACAGTAATGTCTCTCTGGAAACCCCAAATACGGTTCTGAGGGAATGTAAGGTCTACATATCCTGCTGGGAAGTACGGAACTTCTTGAACGTCTACGCCTAGAACACGTGTAGTGCGAGCACCACCGAATGTCTGACCGTTACCGTCTAGATAGGACTGTGTGTTTCCCTGAGTGCCACTGATCTGGCCTGCGAAGGCTTCAGCGACTGCGTCTGCTAGGGTACCGTTATTCTTAACGATTCCCTGGAAGGCGTCGGTACCAGCGTAGAACTTAAGGTTGTTCTTAAGTGCGCGGTACTTGCGTGGCATGGCAGTGATAATGTCTTGCATTACCTCTGGAGTCCATGCATTGCCAGCGACGGTAACGACTGCTTCGTGTGCGTCTCCACCAGTCTTGGCCTTGTTAACAAAGCCATCCATGATGGACAAGAAGTTACCAGTAGCACCGTCACCATTAATGGCTAGGTCCTCGATGTCATTTGCAAAAGCATTTGTCATCAAGCGTACTAGGTGGTCCTCAAGAGCTGCGCCCTCAATACCGTCTTCTAGACCTTCTGCAGATACTTCCCAGTCAAGACGAATCTTGCGTGTGGTAAGCTCTACCTTTGTGAATGTTGCTCCAGAGTTAGTGTAGTCGCCTGTTGCCTGTGCAGCTGCACGGATAACACGCTCTCCAACATTAACCTTCTCGAGCTCCATTGTGTTGGCCCGCATTGTAACTCTGCGGCCATCTTTGGCGAGTACAGTAGCATCCCAAACATAATCGATAAATCGACGAGCCTGCTCTGGACGGAGAATTCCGCTACCAGCATCACCCGAAGGATTAACCGCGTTTGCGCCAGTTGTTGAACCAAGTGATGCTGTTGGGATCATTCCGAGCGTTCCCGCTGCGGGAGTAGTTACCCCACCAATACCTCCTGATGCAAATGCACCTTCACCATTAAACAAACCGCTGTCTGCGCTTGCTGCATCTGGATTATTTTTCTTGATATCTTCCGACATTATGTCACCTCCTAAGTGATTGTTTATTAATTGAATAAATCGGCAGTTTTGAGGAAACGTCCGCCCCATAGGGATTTCTCAACCTTAGTTTCAGGTTGTTCCTGTACGATCTCGCCTAGATCGCCAGATTTACGGAAAGCGGTGTCAGCCTCAACTGCATCGATTCTCTTTCCAAACTCATTGAAGTCTCCTTCTGCATCCTGTATCTTTGAAGATACAAGACCTAGAGATTTCTTTAACTCAACAATTTCGTCATTTAGTGACTTGATTACTGTTGATAGATCGCTAAAGGCTGATGTAATACCGTCTTTAAGCTGAGATACAGCATCGGTTACATCATCTGATTTTGATACCTCTTCGGTAACCTCGACAGGGGACTCTTGGCTGTCAGACTTCATCTCGTCATAAGACTTGTCTTCTTCCTCTTCATCCTCAACGGACATGTCTGATGACTTCTCTTCCAAGACTTCAGCATCTGCTGACTTCTCTTCCATCTCGTCTTCTTCCATATCTTCTGTCTTGAGAACCTCACCGTACTCGTGTAGACCGGTGTTGGCATCTGCCTCTGGAGCGACCGCTGCTGCATCAGCAACTGTAGCCACTTCGACTACTTCTGCGCTTGTGTTATCAGTCATAGGGTCTTCCTCCTTTGTTATCTTAGAAAAATTAATGCCTTTAGCACTATCAACTAAGAACTTTATCATTTCTGATTTTTCGTTATCGTTTTTCTCAACGAAACCTATGTTCTTCATCTCTTCGCCGCTTACAGGGCTTAGATATGACTCATCTTCAGATACCAGGACAATTCCTGACTGGTCATCCCAGAACACATTCTCAAAAGATGTATCTGGGGAAGAGCTCTTTACGACATTCATTCCATCAACCTTTTCAACTGACATGATGTTTGCAAACTGATTTGCGGGGTTGTCAACGAGCGATAGCTCTACGAGGTCGTAATCTTTAATAATTCTAATTTTTGCATCTGACTTCTCATCATAGGCGTCATCCCACTTGTTCATTCTTCCACCAATTGAGAATCCTGACAGGGTTCCGTCTAATACCTTTTCCCAAGTTGCCTGAGCACCCTTGGAAACATATGCAGATACATATACGCCTGAAAAGAACTTCTTCTCTTCTGGGTCAAAGTACTTCTCTTCTTTGAAGGATACCATCTTTCCAACGGCTAGGGGCTGGTGCATCTCTCGGATGTTTCCACGAAACTTTCTGAAAGCTTCTAGGCTTGCCTCTGTTGTGACGATGTCATCCTGCTTGTCCACGTTGTCGAGTGTGGCAAAACCAGAGACAATACGTCTCTCTTTATCTACCTTGCTAAAAGGCATCGAGAGACGAACGTTGTCGCCCTCGGTATCTAGGTGAACCTTTGATATAGTCATGCTAGTTTATTATACACCCTTTTTACGATAAATGTTCTCAAAACGTTATGTTTAGAGGAACTAATCAGAGGATGTCCCTTCTCCTTGGGCGTTCCTACCGCTTAACGTAGACGTAGAATCTGACTCGTTGTTAGATCTTTCTGCATCTCTTGATCGGTTACCTGCAAGGTTAGCCCTTGCATCT